AGGCGGTCTGGAGTGCGGCGTGGGGCTTCATCGTTGGCATCGTTACGTTCTACTGGAACCTGATCAAGACGGCCGTCACGATCGGCATCAACTTCATCCGAGGCATCATCCAGACGGTCATGACCTTCATCCTCGGGATCATGCGCAACGTGTGGAACGCCATTGTCGCTGTCACGATGGCGGTTTGGGCGAAGATCAAGCAGTACATCATCACTCCGATCACGGCTGCCGCCGCGAAGGTTGCCGCTGTCGCCGCTGGCATCCGCGACAAGATCGCAGCCGCGTTCAACGCTGCCAAGGCCAAGGCAACGGCGATCTTCGAGAGGATGAAGTCGGCTGTCGTTGAGAAGATCAACGCCCTCAAGACCAAGATCTCCGGCGTGGTCGACACCGTCAAGGGCATCTTCTCCGGAGCCGGATCGTGGCTCTACAACGCTGGCAAGTCCATCGTCCAGGGCCTCATCGACGGCGTCACGAACATGATCAGCAGCCTGACAAGCAAGTTGGACTTCATCACCGACCTCATCCCAGACCACAAGGGTCCGCCAGCGAAGGACAAGAAATTGCTCTACCAGTCCGGCCAGTGGATCATGGGCGGTCTCGAGGAGGGCCTCGGGGACGGATGGGGCAACGTCGCCTCGGGTCTCCAGCAGATGACCACGGACTTCCCGGATCTCGTTGCAACGCAACAGATCACGGCGGCTCCTGCGGAGGTTGCCGCAAGTGCCCTCGCCCTCCCGGCCTCGGCCGCAGCAGCCGCGCAAGCACCCGCTCCGACGGGAGAACTCCGTGCCGTCAGTGGCACGTTCACTATCGACAAGAACGGCGTCGCGTGGTTCCAGGGCCTCGCGCAAGAAGTCATTGACAACGATGCGGCCTTCGCAGGAACGCACGGACGGATGGGTGGTTTCTGATGGGCACGACGCCGGTCAAACTCAACAACGCGAGCGATACGTGGGTCTACGAGAAGACCCCGACGACTGCCAAGGGAACGACCGGCTCTCTCCTCTACGCCAACAACATCTCGACGAAGCGAGCCAACTCGTATCTCTACTTCACGCTCCCGTTCCCGAAGGGCGTCACCATCATCTCCGCGAAGTTGCGGATGGTGCAGTACACCGCGTTCGCCTCGACGTCAGCGTCTGTATACCGTTGCACCAAGGCTTGGAGCGCGACGAAGACGACCTGGAACAACCGGCCGACAGTAGCCGCCGGACCGGTCACGATCAGCAAGACGAGCCCTCCGGACAAGACGCTGTGGGAGTGGGACGTCACGGCTCTGCTCCAGACGGTCTCGAGCGGCTCTCCGTGGTACGGCTTCGCCATCACGTCGGCCATCGCGTCAGGGAACGCCTCGCTCCGGTGGTACTCGCCGAGCAGTCCGTATCTCGACCGTCGTCCTGTGCTGGAGGTGAGTTGGAAGGACAACCCTCAGAAGCCGTCGGTGATGATGCCGTCCAACGGTCGTGCGGTGTCGCTCACGAAGCCGACTCTAACGACCAACTTCCACGACGTCTCCGGCGACACCACGATGCAGTCCATCCAGGTTCGCCTCTTCGATACTGAGGCTGCGGCAGAGGCGAATACGACGCCGGTGTGGGACAGCGGCACCGTGGCAAGCGACAGCCCCGAACTGGATCTTTCGGCCACCGCTTATCCTGGCGCTGCCTTGGATTCTGTGAAGTGGTGGCGCGTCCGCGTCCAGGATGGTGCTGGGCTGTGGTCGGACTGGAGCACCGACACGTCGTTCACGATCAAGAGCAAGGGCGTCCTCACGATCGTACAGCCTTCTGCCGGAACGATCTCCGACCCGACGCCTCCCATCCTCTGGACGTTCACGGGCAGGACGCAGAAGGCTTACCAGATCATCATTCGGCTCGTCGATGGGACGACCAAGAAGATCACCTACGACAGCGGCAAGATCACCAGCACGGACACCAACGCGACGCCGTCGAAGACCGCCATGAAGGACAGCACGAAGACCTACGAGATCGTCGTGCGCGTCTGGGATACCGTTGACCGCGAGTCGATTCCGGGAGACACGCCCTACGTCGAGTCGGTGCGCACGGTCACGTATCTCTACTCCGCAACGGTGGCTCCAGCCACGACCCTCGTCGGAACCCCGGACCCGAACTACCCGTGGATGAAGTTGACGTGGGCTCGATCCCAGATGCCGGACAACTGGACGATCTACCGAAACGACAAGGCCATCTGGAGCGGGGAGGGAGACGACGTTGACACGAGCGCGACGACGTACGAGTACATCGACCGGCTGGCCGACCCGAGGACGCCGACCACCTGGAAGGTCACGGCTGTCGTGAACGGCGTCGGATCCGCCTCCAGCCCAACGGTTACCGCGACGGTCAAGCCGGAGACGGCCTGCCTCTCGGCCAAGGACGGCACGAACCCCGTGCTGATCTGGAACTACGATCACGCGATGGCTCTAGCGGAGAACTCGGCTGTGCACCAGCCTTCGGGTTCGGCTCCGCCAGTGCTGATCACGCAGTCCGAGCACGGCTACCAAGGACACGTCAAGGGCGTGCTGGCAGCGAACCCCTCCGTCCCCACCATGACCGCGCAGCAGTGGCGAGATCGGTTCAACACACTGAAGAAGAACAACGGAACGATCCTGCTCCTCACCATCGTCGACGTGGCGATCGAGTGCTTCATCGCCGGTGCCACGATCCGTCCAATCATGGTCGGCCCCAACCTGATTGACTACGAGATCGAGTTCGACTTCTACCAGACCGATTGGGCGGAGGTCTGATGATCTCGCTGGGCTTGTCCACCGCGAACCAGAAGAAGTTCCATGCACTCCTGGGCCAGAACCACCACATCGCGATCAGCCTCTCCCTGATCACGCTCAACCACGGATTCGTCTCCAGCCTCTCCACGATGTTCCTCGGCGGACAGGTCACCATCGATGACAGCCAAGACGTATCTCGTTCTGCCTCACTGACTTTCCTGGATCCGCAGCACAAGATGGACCTCGACTCCAACAGCCCTGCGGACGGCGCGTACTTCATCGACCGCATGATCCGGATCGTCTACACCGTCTACTCGGTCGATCGTTCCGTCTGGTACTCCATCCCCATCTTCTGCGGCCCGATCACCAAGATGGACCGCGATTGGGTCGTCGTGAACATCGAGTGCATGGGCAAGGAGATCCTTGCGCTGGACCAGATCTGGTCGCCTCGCACCTACAAGAAGGGAGCGAAGCGCACCGACGTCGTCAAGTCCATGCTTCAGGCCACCGGAGAGACCAAGTTCTCCATCACCAAGAGCAACTCGAAGTTGACGAAGAACCTCGCCCTGTCGTCGGACCACAAGCCCTGGACCGTGGCTCGCTCGATCGCCAGAACCGGTGGGCGGCAACTCTTCTACGACGGTCGCGGGGTCGCTGTGATGCGCCCGTATCCGACGTCAACTCTGTTCACCTTCACCGAGGGTGCAGGAGGCATGATCCTCACGAAGCCGCAGATCGGCTACGACGCGTCCATGATGATCAACGCCGTCCAGGTCAAGGGTGCGACACCGAAGGGCAAGAAGGTTCCGATCTCCTACCGGGCGACGGCAGCACCGGGGACTCCGGTGTACCCGTACACTATTGGGCGTGGAGGCAAGCCGCGATTCATCCCCGTTTACATCGATGACGACTCCATCGACACCAAGGCGGAGGCCAAGGAAGTCGCGCTCGATCGCCTCAAACTCGGTATGTACGAGTCGACTACGGCAGCCTTCGACTCGCTTCCGGTGCCGCACCTGGAACCTCGTGACCCGTACAAGATCTCAACCGCCGAGGTCTCCGTCTCAGCCATCGTTCAGCAGATGACAATTCCGTTGCAGGCCAACGAGACTGCGGCCTTCGGCTACCTCAAGAGCCGCAAGCCGAACCGCACGAACATCCGGAGGAAGTAGTGATCGCTCAGGGCAAGGTGCACTCGGTCGATACATACCCTTCCGGCACAGCGGTTCTCAACGACTACGCTGCCGGAGCGACCGCTCTCGAAGTCGGCGTGTCCCTGGACCTGGATGAGGCCGGTGGCAAGGTCACCATCCTCGGCGTCGTGTACGACTACCTCCTGGACCTGAACACCGACATCATCACCCTCCTCTCCCCGCTGGCCGCAGCCATCGAAGACGGCGAGCAGGTGCTCGTCTACCCGCCCTCCGAGGAGAAGCGTGCCCTCGTGGTTTCCGACGAGGAGGAGGACTCGATCGTTGCCACGGTCCCGCACTTCCTCGCCAATGAGTTCGACGTAGGCATCCGCGAAGAGGATCAGCGCGAATCGGTTGTGGTGGAGGAGGTTCGGGGCGTCTGGCAGGTCCAGAACATCGTGGCTCTCGAGCCTCTCAGCGCGGTTGCGATCACCTACGCTGTCACGACCGCCGACGAGGCGAAGGCTGCGGCGGAGGCGGCTGGTGGGCCGGACACGACCACGCCGAACCCTCCGACATCGTTCACCTCCACGGTCAAGATCTACCTGGACAACGGAGGCGCTTCGCGCGGCCTCATGACGGCAAGTTGGACACCGCCGACGACCAACACGGATGCGTCTCCGGTCACCGACCTCCAGGACTACGAGTTCCAGTGGAAGTACACGACGGACACGACGC